ACCTCCACCACCCTCGACTACACCACCTCCAAGTACGCCTTCTTTCGATGTGCAATACAATAATGCACCAGATGTATCAATCCTTGATGCAGTAAGCGAGTTAGATATACCTACTTGCACATTATCACGAATACAGCAAACAATGTTAGTAGATATCAATAACGACAACTACAAAGATATAATAATGTTTGTGATGTGTGGACACTTAGACCACCCCAATCAAGGCCCTGATGTTGTACACGATGATCCGTCACCAAACACAATGTTAGCACTTTTGAGTGACGGGTACGGTTCGTACAATGTAAACAACATTGAAGTTTTTGGTCAAAATCATGTACAAATTGGTGGAGACAAAGGAGGCATTGCAGGGTTTTTTACAATGCTAGAAGATACTAACAGTGGTATTGGCTTGCCTCATATTACATATATTGTTTCAAGAGATGATTTTCAAAGACAACGAGCTGAAGACTTTAGTAATCATAATTCAATGCAGGGTGTGTTTACAGCAGATTTCAACAATGTATACAATCTAAAAGAACTTGGTGAAGAACCTATTTGGGCACAAGGCGTTGCCGCTTTACCTAATATGAATTACAATTGGGATATATTGTTTGGTTATTGGGATAGTGACTTTACTACAGGAAATACTCCTTTAGCATATCGTAATGAAGGCCAAAAGTGGCGTGATGTTAGTGCTGAGTACGAAGCAGATGATGACAAATACAAAATGGCACAGTGGGCATATTTACAAACATTTGATACTAACGATCACAGACCTTTTGGTGAAGTAAGATCTGTAACTTCTAACTATGCTATTGGTTCAGGTGGAGAAGGATTTGCTATATACGACATAACACAGGGTATTGTAAATGAAACATTAGTGTACGATACATGTGATGAATTAGGATGTCTCGAATGGGGAGACCCACAAGTATCAACTTGGTGTGCTCGTAACGAAATTGTAGCAGTAGACGGCGAATATTACTTTGGTGGACTTGCATGGGATCACTTTGAACTTTGGTGGCCAACACCAGATAGTGAACCAATGCTGTTGGCGTTTGCGGCTGTACAGCGTCTTGCTAACGGCGAGCAATACAATGAGAATGCTGAGTACGACTGTAACACACAACTCGAAGGCGGCACAATTAGAGTACTTTTTGCTATGGAAGGCAACGAACTTGTAATGCAAGATAATCCATTCCCAGAAAAGTTTATTACTGGTGCCGGTGTGCATAAGCAAACTGTTGATTTAAATGGCGATGGTTACATGGACTATTGGTCATCAGGTGGTTACGATCAAGAAGGCGAACCTTATATTTACATCAATGACAAAGAAGGTAACTTGGTATTTCATCAACGAAATCAACTGCCACCTTTACCACAGCAAGATATCTGCGATGCAGATAACAACTGTATTGTATCAACACCTGAAGGTGTACTTGGAGACTTAAATGGCGATGGTATCACAGACCTAATACAGTACCACACAGGTACACAGGTTCCTAACTTACCAGAATGGATAAATGATGGTACAGCATTTGAAAATAAGTCAGGTTATATTAATATTTGGTATGGAAAATAATATGAAGAAAAGAGAAGAAATGCTAGTAATCACAATGGAAGAATGTGGAGAACTAATTCAAGCATGTAGTAAGATGATTCGTTTTGACGAGCCATGTGACACAAAACAGTTACAAGAAGAAATTGGTGATGTTATGTGTATGATCGAAATTTTGCGTGATGGTGGCCTCGTAAGTGATAAACAAATAGCAGATAGAATAAAAGTTAAAAAAGAAAAACTAATGAAGTGGAGTTTATTGTTCAGTGAAGATTAATTTTGATGTAGATATTGATATGGCTAATCGAGATAACTTTCTCGACCTTATCAAGCATACACCCGCAAGTATTGAGAAGGATGGTAAGTTTACCAAACACAATACTGGTGTCTACTTTCAGAACATTCCTAAGTTTCCATTAGAAGGATACAGCACAATAGATCACAAACAAGCAGAAGAAGAGGGTTGGTTCAAAGTTGACTATCTTAATAACAGTGTGTATGCAAATATCAAAGACGAAGCACACTTAAACAAACTGCTTAACACTGAACCACTGTGGGAACTTTTGCTACACAACGAAGTAGTATCTCAGTTGTACCATGTAAACAATTATTTAAATGTATTGCAAGAATACAAACCTACTAGTGTTGAAGAACTAGCAATGATACTTGCTATTATTCGTCCAGGTAAAAAACATTTACAAGGCAAATCTTTTGAAGAGATAGAGAAAACTGTTTGGGTAAAACCTGAGTCCGGTGAATACTATTTCAAGAAGGCTCATGCTATTGCATTTGCTACAGCGATTGTGGTACAGTTAAATAGAATTTGTGAAGGTTAGTCTGTTCGCCTAACATTTTGTAACTGAATACCTCTCCTCTTAATACGCTTCTTTAACATATTCTGTAAGGTAGTCATTGGACCAAACATATGGTCTACATCTTTCATAACCATTGTGGTTAAGTATTTTTGGTAAGGTTTCATTTCGTGATGCAAAAACACATCAATTGGTAATAGTCGATTAGATTCCCACCACCAAGTTTCACCCATGGTAACAAACGAAGTTCTAGTTTCCAAGTCTGGCATTTTTGCTAGGTCGTACATTGTTAGTATAGTGTTATCATAATTAACTACTATCCCGTAATACTCGGAACTAGCATAGGTAATTCCAGTAATGAACGGAAACCGCTCTTGATCAATTTCTTGCATAACGATATTTACCTTAGTAATAGATAAATACTGTAATAGAAAGGTATATATTATATGAATCATGCCAATAACAGACTATATTTGTACGAGAATTCAGTAGATCTCGTAATTGAGGCCGACAACTTACATGTGGATAACAAACCAATGAACAATAAATCACTAATAGCACACAAAGGGTTAACTAATACAATCAACTTTAATATTAGAAACCGCGATAGAAAACTACAACCTGTATTCACAGATGATGTTGTTGCATACATTGTGAATCCAGCATCTAGAACTAGACTACTCACTAAAAGAATCGAAGTTACTAGCGACACAGGAATGGTAAAGTTACATCTCACAGAAGGCGATTTACAAAATATTAACCCAGGTCTATATAGAATGTATATTACTAGAACAAACGAGAACGGTGTAGACTTACCAATGTATTCAAATCAAAATAATGATGTTGCATTAGATATTGAAATATCTGAACAAGCAGTTCTCGAACCAATCCCTACACAGTTTAATACTACAATGTTAGAACCAACAAACAATGTTTTTGTTTCGAGTGCGTTCTTTGGTAACTTGGATAGTAACTTCCAAAATGCCCAACACAGTGTAGCAGTGTATCATTCAACCTATACAGGAAATATAAAAATACAAGCAAGTTGTTTGCATACAACACCCGATGCCGACGATGCACATTCAGATTGGTTTGATGTAGTAAGTAATGTAGCCATTTCTGGTACCACTGATATCCTACATAAATCATTTTCTGTCAATTGCAACTGGGTAAGAGTTATAAGTTACCCGGACGATGCCAATAGTACTATTTCCAATATTCACGTTAGAAACTAAATTCTATTTGACTTTGATATTTAACTCTGCTATAATATGCCTATGAGTGTGGATTCTGTAATAGAGCAAATACATAGATTGTTAGTAGACAATCTTCCAGTGCGTAGTACAAGGACACCTAGTGGCTGGACTACATTTGATTGTCCTGTGTGCAGTGATAACCGTAAACGTGCAGGTGTTATTTCTAATGGTGCTAAGATTAGTTTTAATTGCTTTAACTGTGGACACAAAACAGGTTGGTCTCCTAATCCTTACATGGGTAAGAAGTATAAAGACTTAGCAATGAAAATGGGTGCCACTACAAGTGACATACATGCAGTGCAAGTTGAAATGTTAAAGTACAGTGACGACTTACAAGAGTCAGAAGGTACTAACTATGTTTATAATTTAAGCAAGTTTGACACAGTAGAATTGCCAGAAGATGTACAAACAATTGATAGTTTAGCAGATGGCAATGCTCTAAAAGAATATGCTAGAGAGCGAGGGCTACTAGGCATATACCCTTTGCTACATTTTAACGATATAGCAAACAAGAAAAGAGTTATTGTGCCATTTACATATAATGGAGAAATTGTAGGCTGGACAGGAAGACATATTGCCCCACCAGACAAGCAAACACCAAAGTATTTGCATAAACTACAACCAGGATATGTGTTTAATGTTGATACATTTGCTGACAGTGAACGAGAAATTGTAATTGTCACAGAAGGCGTGTTTGATGCTATACTTGTTGACGGTGTTAGTATACTTGGTAACAGCATAACACCAGAACAGGCACACTTAATTGATAGATTAGGTAAACGAGTTATTGTATGTCCTGACAGAGATACAGCAGGTAAAGAGCTAATTGAACAAGCTCTTGAACTTAATTGGGAAATAAGTTTCCCACCTTGGCATGTTGATGTAAAAGATGCCGCAGATGCAGTCGCCAAATATGGCAGACTTTTAACCGTTGCGAGTATAATTAAATACGCAACCAATAATAAGATTAAATCACAAGTAAAGATGAGAATGCTATAATGGATATAAAAGATTACAACGAAGAAGTACAGGAAATGTTTTTGAGGTTCTTGATCAGTGATCCTACATTGTTCTCAAGATGTCAAAACATTGTTGACCCTGGATACTTTAATAGAAAGTTTCGTCCTTCGGTTGAATTATTACAAAATCACAGCACTGAATTTAATTCTATTCCCACACTGGAGCAAATACAAGCAGTAGGAGGTGTTGAATTACTTCCAATTGAAAATATAACACCAGATCATCACAACTGGTTCTTGCGTGAGTTTGAAACATTTTGTAGACACAAGGCACTTGAAGCAGCAATCATTGAAAGCACAGACTTACTCGAAAAACAAGACTACGGCACAGTAGAAAATAAAATTAAAGCGGCAGTACAAACTGGTCTTGTAAAAGATCTAGGCTTAGATTATTTTGAAAATCCTAAAGAAAGGCTTGAATGGATCAAGCAACAAGCAGGTGCAACTAGCACAGGTTGGAAAGGTATTGATCAAAAGTTATATGGTGGCATGAACAGAGGCGAGATTAATATATTTGCTGCTCCAAGTGGTGGTGGTAAAAGTTTATTCTTACAGAACTTAGCAGTTAATTGGGTAATGGCTGGACTAAATGTAGTCTATATCAGTTTAGAGCTAAGTGAACAACTTATTAGTATGCGTTTAGATGCAATGGTTAGTGGTTATGGCACAAGAGATGTTATGAAAAACATTGACGATGTTGATTTGCGAGTGCGTATGAAAGCAAAAGGCGCTGGTAATCTCAGAGTTAAGCAAATGCCAAGTGGTGTAAATGCAAATGATGTTAGAGTATTTTTACGAGAATATGAAATTGAATGTGGTGAGAAAATAGACTGTTTATTAGTTGACTACTTAGATTTAATGATGCCTATTAGTGCTAAAATATCAGCAGAAAACTTGTTTGTTAAAGACAAATACATATCTGAAGAGTTGCGTAACTTAGCAGTAGAGCGTGATATACTACATGCAACAGCATCGCAGTTAGGAAGAAGTGCTGTAGAAGAAGTAGAATATGATCACAGTCATATTGCAGGTGGTATCAGTAAAGTTAATACAGCAGATAATGTTATTGGTATATTTACAAGTAATGCTATGCGAGAACGAGGTAGATATCAAATACAATTTATGAAAACTCGTAGTAGTGCAGGTGTTGGTAGCAAAGTTGATTTAAAATTTGATACAGATACATTAAGAATTGAAGATTTAGAAGAAGGTGATGAAGATTCTCTAACAATGAGTACTAACAGTTTAGTTGATCAACTAAAAAGAAACAGTAGTATTAAAGCAGATGAACCTGAAACACAGGACACAGTAGGACAAGCACTTAATATGGTCGACTTTTTACGCAAGAATGACGACTTCTAATTGATAAATAGTGTTAAGCCTATTAACAGGAGCGTAATGTGCGTAAAACTCGCAGTATAATAGAAGAATTAAATCTTATTTCTGTAGACAGAGACAGAAATCATGCGGTTGAAAACCGTGGCGAACACCTTATTGAAAGTGTAATACATTTAATTGAACGAATCGAAGCACATTACAGCGAAGATCAAGCAAAGGATTTAACCAATCGTATAGTCAATAGCATTCGTGCTAAAGATTCTTCCAAATTCTCCCGAGGCATAAAAAAAGTTATTAAAGAGAGCCAACGGGAAGAAAAGAATGAATCTAATTCGTAAAGATATTGATCTAATAACAGAAAATATTAAGATAAACGAAGCCTGGCAAGAACTGCCTGTTTCTGTTAGAGAAGATTTAAATACAATAGTTAGAGAGTTAACTAAACTCAACGAGGCAGCACTTGCGCCAGAGCAAATACAAGGTGTATTTCAGAGCTTAGTTACTAATCGTGGCGAAGGTGGAAACACTGCTCAACTAGCAAAGAAAGCTCAACTTCAACTAACACCATTATTTGCAAAAATAACTGGTAATCCCAAACTTAAAGCAATACTATCTAAAGTAGGTAACGCAGTACCTATTGAAAGATTAAAAGTAATGGTTGCAAAATTACCAGACCCTGCAGGCAAAAATGCATCAGCAGTTGTTGCCGCTATCCAAAAAGGTGCTCAGTCAATTGAAAATGATGAAGACATTGCAGCATTCAAAGGCTTGATGATGACAGTTATCACTATTGGAATGGGTGTCGCAGGAGCAGGTGGACCAGCAGTACTTGGTATTATAGGAACAACAGCAATATT